AAGGTTTTCGCCGCCACCGAGTGTCGTGATTTCTGTACCTCTACCTCCTTCTCTTCGTGGAAGATAAAAATCTTCTAGCATAGACATGTGTTTACGGTCATCGCTTACATCTCCGGTTGTTGCATCGTATACCATCTTATTACGATAACGGGATACAACCTGTTGAACGTATTCTTCAGCCTTCCCTTTTGGTAAATTGCCTACATCGATATAAAAGATTCTACGTTCAGGTGCGCGAGATACACGATAAACCACTAACGAATCTTCCATATAGCGAAGTTGATTTACCAACTTCATCGCTTTGTGCAGATGACTAATTACTCTCTGCTTAGATGCATCAAGTAAACCTGAATTTACTTGTATAATAGCATCTTTAGCAAACTTAACACCGTTTGTTGCTTGTCCATTTTGTATATCAGGTGAATACACGTAATACTCGTCAACTATCTTTTCGTATTCTACTTTAGTCTGTGGATCGGTTACCTTTTGTACCTCTTTTACTTTACTGATATGTGTAGAATCGATTGGTCGTAATTCGGCAATACCCTTCTGAGGATTGTTTGAATCAATAATAACGTTGAAATATATTTTTCCATCAATGTACCAGTTGCGGAAATAGTCTTCTGACTTGTGATTAAATTTATAAAGCTGAAGTACTTTGTTAAATTCTTTTAAAATTTGTTTTTTTACATTATCGGGTTGATCTAAATCGTTCATCGCAAGATCAACTGGCGAAGATGTGTCCGATGCTGAAAGAGCACCGTCTACAATATCTGAGACCGCGGCATCGCACTCTGGCTGCAGCGCTGATTCTCGGTATTTTATAATTAATTCGTGGTCTGAAGCAGTAGTAGTTCCAGACAGATCTACATATTGCCCGTAGTAGCCACCACCAACAGTTACTGTTGAGCCGCCATCATCATTTGTCTTAGGAATAGGAGATACAAGTTCCTTCTCCGTCTTCTTAAGCTTTTTACTAATATCGTATCCGAATAATTCCATAATGTTATTTATATCACAATAAGCGGAGGGATTGGACCTCCGCTTACTGGATATCTATCTGTTAATTAAACTAAGAAGTTGTACCAGACTCCCAATATTGGTAAGCCAGTTCAACTGTGAATTCTTCAATTTGATCGTTGGTGTCGTAGCTCAAATCGATTCCAGAAACATTAATTGGATATGCACCACGAATGGTGTACTCCTTAGTAACATTTCCTGCTTTATCGAGCTGTTGAACTCCCATATCCGCTTGATAGTCTGTAGGATTGGCTAAACCTGTGTTATTCACATGCTCATTCATACCATTCATCCAACGTTCCATAGCGTTACGGATTTCCATACCAGTGTCATTGATAACTGTAATTGACCAGTTTTCGAATGTACGGTCGCCTGCAATTTTCAACTGACGACCACGAAATGGTACATCAAGCTGAGCAATTTGCGAGCCTGGTAATTGTGCACCTTTACACATGAAAGATGCGAGTTCTGTATCACCTCCAGCGTATCCTGGAAAGTTAACGATTGCTTTGAAAAGGTTAGGGCGTGCGCCCCCACCGATTAATTTTGATTTAAAATCATCTACTCCTAAAGTTGCCATAATTGTTTTTCCTTTCTTATATTATTTATATTAGTTAGTACCAACAATTTCAGAGAACTCAACGCCAGTGCGGGTAGCAATGAAGTTAAGAGTAATGAAGTTAATCGAACGAGCAGGTTTGATATAGATATCAGCCACAAAGCGGTTGGTATCAATCACTTGACCTGTGTTATTCGTTTCATCACATACAACTAAGAAGTCGGTAACACCACGACGACCTTTAACATCCCGTAGGAATGGTTCGGTCATGTTACGGAACATCGCGCGAGTGAATTCGTCGTTCAGTTCGAACAGTTGGAATTTAGCTGCGGTAGCAATTGCCTTTTCAAGAACCATGAACAGGCGACGTACGTTGATACGATCGAATGCAGAAGGTTTCTGTGTGAAGGTCTTATCACCAAATAGTACAATTCCTTGTCCTGGGAAATTGGTGATAGGATTAATTGCTGCTTTGTACAAAGCATCACGATCGGTATTCTTAGGATTGAAGCTCAATTTAGCTGCACCAAGAATTTGACCACGATTGAAACCAGCAGGCGAGAACCAAGGTTCTGCTACATCATCTGTGTTAGCACAAAGACCAGCAATATAACCATTAGTTGTAATCCAATCATAACGATCAAGATACTTATTATAGACATACACGGTAGAACCTGTTGTCGTAAAGTAATTCGATGTTGTAGCTGGAACGTTATCTTTGATGTGAGTTAGCTTCGTAGATTCAGACGATTTTGTGTGTAGATCAATCGGAGCTGAACCACAACCAAGACAATCTTTACGAGCTGCAGCGATTTGTAGTACTTTATTTTCAATTGTCTTTTGATCTGCGGCAACGGCCATAGGACTTGCGAAAAGCAAGTTAACATCTACAGATTCAGCATCTTCGAATAATTGAAGACCACGGAAACTGTCCGCATCAACACCTGTACCTATAATGTCAGCCGTACTGGCTGTACCATCTACACCAAGTGTAAAGGACAAGTCTTTTGCGCCGCTGTCGAGCAGTGCAGCTACTGGAGTTGCACTTAAACCAGCATCGGCAATAGAACCTGTTCCAATATCAGCATCTGCATTAGTAAATAGATCAGTGAGTGCATTTGCAAAAAGGTACTGTGAACCAGCGTTAATTACATCTTTATAGTAATTAGTTGCTCCAGTATCGAGTTTCGCACCTTTAGCAAGAGACAAACCTTGGTATTTTTCAAGGATACTATCCTTTATACCTGTGAACAATCCGCCTTTGTCAATAACGAGGACGTGAATTTCATCACCAGTAATACCAGCATTTAAACCAGCATCTGTAGTTGAAGGCACGTAATCGAAATTATTAACGATTTTTGTGTTAGTTGTTCCTGAGTGTCCGATAATAACTTGAAGGCTATTACCATAAGCACCTGGGCAACGAGCAACAAAATACTCGTTAGCGTCAGTGCTCAAGCCTTCGAATGTTTCAAGATTACCGATTGGTGCACTTTCAACAGCTGCAGTACCATTTCCTACAACAGCATTACGAGCACCACTTGGAACAGCGCGCGAAACCTTTAAAAAGTTTCCGTATTTTAAAAAACTTGCAGCAACCAAGAACGACACAGAGTGTGCGGCGTCAGGTGTACCAAAGTTTGCTTGAAGATCTTTCTCAGAACTGATGTTAATCAATTCTCCGGAAGGTCCCCAGTTAAAGTGACCTGCGTATCCACCAATAGAGGTAGAGACTGCAGGAATCACATTTGTTAAGTCGATTTCATTTACCTCGACTCCTGGTGATACTAAGAATCCCATGTTTGTTTTCCTTTCAATGTAGTTTTAATTAATAAGTGAATCATAATAAGAGTGTTTTCAATAGTTCTATTTATAAATAAGTGGATTTAGAGATTATTCCACTCTTTTACATCATTTGCCATTTTGTCGTAAACTGTTCCGTATGATCTACCATCATCTATTTCTCCAAATAATGGTACATCTTCTTCGATTTGTTTCATTTTTTCTGCAAAAAGCATTTCTTTCAAATCCACAGTAGATATATCACCAAATGCTTCTGAAGAAACAAACCATGCAAACATTACGAGATTCATAACGAGATCATCATGATTTCCTTGTGTCGCTTCGTATGACGATCCCTTTATTTCAAACGTAGATAACTCAGATATCGTATCTGCATCTGGTATTTGTATCTTACCCAATTCAACTAAATCTTTTAGATTAGAACACCCAATACGTTTAACACGCTTTGTCATTGTAACACCAACGCCTCCTCGTTTTACAGTAGATTCTACAAAGGTATTTTCGTATTCATATTCGTAATACACATCATTACACACCACTTGCCCTACATCATTATTTTCAATAATCACTAAAGCTTCGTTGTACATCTTCGCGACTTTAACAATGATATCAGGGAAAATCATTGGAGATATCATGTTATCACGGAATGTAGCAACCTGCTCAAACATGCCAGTGGTGATATCAATTATAGTAAAGGTAGAATAATCCTGACCACGGCCTTTCGAAACGTCTACTGTCATTATATATGTATGATCTTCTTTAGGCTTTTTATAGTAATTAACGTTTCTTTCTATTTTTAAAGGGTGCTCAGGCTTAAGAGCGAGCAGACTGTTCGAAACAATAAGCGTATTTGCCGTTCCAAGAAAGTTATTTCCGTACTCTTGTTCAAACTGGAGTTCAGACGTGTTAGCTACTGTTTCAGCTTTCCACTTTTCGTCTCTTCCTGGAACATCAAACCAATCAATGCGCGAATGCTTGAATTCGTTAATTCCTTTTTGCGCACTTTCGTATATTTTAAAGAACATATTACCAACACCATTTGCAGTAGAAGTAATAATAACCTTTGTTTCGTCACCTGCTGAAATTACAGGATACGTTGATGTATAGAACTCAGCATCTCTTTCGACAAACGCAAACTCGTCAAGGAAAAGTAAGTCGATAGATAGACCACGAATAGAACTACCAGATGTAGCAGATGCTATTATTTTTGCGTTATTCGCGAAGGTGACATTTCCCTTATTCAATTCTTTACAACCTGGTTGTAAAAAGAAAGGTAGGTTTTCCAGTGCTAGAGTAATTCTACCTAGCATTTCACGAGCAGTAGCTCCCTTATTCGCAAGAATAGCAATAGTTTTTTCAGGATTAAAAATTGCGTACCACAGAATATATATAACTGACGTAATAGATTTGCCTGATTGCCGACAGGCTAAAACGATATTAAACCTATTTTCGTTAAAGGTTTTGAAAAGTTTCTTCTGATAAGAGTAAGGTTTAAAATCTATTAGCCCTTTACTCGGCGCGATGACTTTAATATATTTAGTTGCGAAGTACTCTGGGCTGCTCATACATTTCATGTATTCAGCAACTTCTTCCTTTGTAAAATCTTGATTGACATTGTCGCCTTTAACAAGCGCATTGCCCATGTAACCATCACCAGCCATAATAAATTAATCTATATTGATTGTTTCTTCTTTGTTATTTCTTAGAAATTTTTGAAGTTCAGAAGTAGAACCTACAAACACAGCGTTATTCGTGGTGTTAGAGGCTGCAGTTTCTTTCTCTTGTGTTATGTCTTTTCTAACCTTTTGTAATTTAACAAGATCCTGTGTCATATTGCTAGCATCTTTAATCATATTAGACAAAACCTCAAACGCTCGAGGATGCTCTGACTCCGACGCTAAAGCCATCATCTGATTGATCGCCTCAGAGGACTGATCAATCAGTTCTTTCATTTTATCTCGCGAATATTTTATATCCGTCTCAGTATCATTTATAATTTGACCCTTATCGACTTCAGTCTTAGGTTTTTCTATGATATCAAGATTCTTTTCGAGTGCATTAAGTATTTCATTTTTAGCCATGATCAAATCCAAAGGTTGTTGTAATAGTGTCCGTATCGTCTAAAGGCGGTTCATCACCTGCATCAACAGCGATTCTAACATTTTCTTCTCCGGTTTTATTAATAAACGTAAGCTTAGTATTATTAGGAATAGTTTGATTAGAGCTTACGGTAATACTATTTGGTTTACCGTTTGTTAGAGTATCAGCCACTGTAATAATTGTTGGAGGAATATATGTGGAAGTTCTAGGCATCCCTTTGAACGTCATTGTCTGACCTTCACGCAAAGACCCAATAACGTTGTCAATCGCTATAGTTGCTGTGTCTGAGATGCTGCTACTATTTACTTGTGCTGAAGGATTTTCAATATCACTATAAAAGAACGTATCTATTGTTCTTATAATCTTACCCTTACTTACTCCTCCTGCAAATCTCACCTTCATGTTAAAGTCGAGAGTGTAAACAAGTGTACGACGAGTTTGAAAGTCTCCTTCGTAATCATCTTGTATTGATGTACCGCTTAAAACCACAGGAACGTCTGTTACTGTGCCGGGTCCTTCCATATCTTTAATTGCTACAGTATACTCTGGCGCAAACGTAGGAAGAATCTGCTCGAAAATTTGTAGAGCATCATCTTGGTTTTTTGCATAAATATTTAACTGCATACCAACATTGTATGGAACACTCTGATTTACTACATTAGATTTCGTATCATCTCCGCTAATAGGCAAAACTCTTTTGTTAAATTTATTTAGTTTTGATTCTGTATCAAAACTAATATCTGAAATTTCAAAACTCATCCGCGGAAGTTTAATCGCAACAGATTTATTACCCGCGCCAGCAGTGTCAGATTCTATTCTTGCAAGAAACTTTTTACGCGGCCCATAAGCTATAGGTACACGTGTTTCACCAGTCCCCTGCCTTACAATTTTTATATTGTTAAATAAAGTTCCAAAGACAGCAACTGTCTTTTTCAAAGTTTGGTTATAAAAGTGTTTTCCGTTAAACATTAGCTTATTACGTCTGGTTCTCCGAATGGATTGGTTTCAGTAAAGTCTATAAAGTTATTCCCAATCGTTTCAAAATCTTCGTTATCTGCATAAGGATCATTGCTATCAATGGAGGTGAAAGCATCGATTGAACTAATTTCGTATGAAGCAGCAGATGTGACACCTATAATATTTCCTGTTGTACCTGCACTCGTCGGTGCAAAGAGTGTATTACTTCCATCACTCGCAACTTGACTCGATATTTCGATCTTCCCTGAACTTACAATAGATACTTCACCTGTAACGGTAATACCGCTTGTCGCGTTTGTCTGTGTTACATCTTCTCCTACTTGGTATGTGCCACTACCAGAACCAAGTGTAAGTTCTGTACGAGAAGCATAATCGGTTTCAAATTGATCAACTTCTACGATGCCAGTATCAATCGCTTCA